TGGAAGATACGTGGGTATGATTATAAGAAAGGCCGAAAATCCATTATAAGCCCACGATTTCTCGATATTGATTATGAATACTTTTCATTGCTTGACCGTGCAAGGAGAGCAGGAAAAAATCTAATTGCACTTAAACCCCGTCAGCGCGGATTCTCATCAAAAAATGCGGCAATAATAGGCAAAGAATTTAGCTTGTTTCCAGGTTCACAATCCATCATCGTTGCAGGATTGGAAACATATACCATAAATACAATGGGCTTTGTTCTTCGTGGATTGAACGACCTTGCTGAAACTGAGTTCTATAAGCGAAGAGATCCTAATCAGAGCGACTATATCAAAGCTTCTTATACCGATATTTATATTGATGAATATGGAAATAAGAAAAGCGTAGTAAAAGGGTATCAATCCGAAGTGGAAGCTATTACTGCTAAGAATAACCCACAGGCTGTATCAGGTAAATCACCTTCATTTATCTTATTCGAAGAGGCCGGTATATTTCAGCAGCTTAAAAAGGCATATGGATATGTCAAACCTTCCCTTGTTACTGAAAACCAAATAACTTCAGGTATAGCTATATTTCAGGGTACTGGTGGAGAAATGTCACAAGGTGCTGAAGAGTTTGAATACATCTATTATAATCCAGACGAGTTTAATGCGCTTTCCTTTGACCTTACGGAGTTCGATTCTGAAGCAGAGCCAGGCGTTAAATGTGGTTATTTCTTCCCTGGTTGGAAGTATAAAATTATCGACACCAATGGCAATTCGCTTAAAGAAGAATCACTTAAGCAGATTGAGAAAGAACGTTTGCTTGTAAAAGGTGGCGACACTGAATTTGAAACGATTATTGCCGATCCATTAAATCCTGCTGATTCCTTTCTTCGCCGTTCAGGTGGCTTTTTCTCTAAAAGTCTTGTAGCAAGCATGAACGGCCTTAAAAACAACATTCAAAAAACAAAGAATCTTCAAGTTGCCCAAAAAGGAAGACTTGAATGGGTATATAAGAAAAAAGAACGTGACGGTCGTGAGATAAAAATTATTAACGGTGTTGAATTTGTTCCTGATGATGATGGCTTTTTTGAGCTAATAGAACGCCCTGCTATTGATCCGAATACAGGCAAAACCAAAGAAGGGTTGTATAAAATCGGTATTGACAGTTACGATAAGGACGAGGCAAACAGTAGTGATTCCAAGCTCTCTGTTTCCGTTTTTAAGGCTTATGAAAGTATCATGGTCGAAAACAACAATTCCTTCATTGCTCAATTATTTGTTCGTCCTGACGTAAATGAGGGGGGGGCTGAGAAGGCTTATGAAGAAGCAGCTAAAGTTTGCATGTATTTTAATAATAAAGCTCTTATTGAATGGTCGAATATCCGAATATTCAACTGGTTTAAAACTCATGGGTTTGAAAAATTCCTTCGTGAACGTCCTGACTTTGTGCTTTCCAATTGGATTCAAAACTCTACAGTTAACAACAGATACGGGGTAGACCCTTCAACAAAAGAGGACTGGCTTTTTGAATTGAATGATTACCTGATTAAGAATTGGGAAAAACTCAGAATCTTAAGGCAGATAAACGCATTCATATTCTTCAAGCTTAATCCTAAATACAATTGCGATATCACAATATCATCTTCTCTTGCGATTGTACAAGCCAAGGAAGACATGCTTAACAGAATAAATGAAACTTCTGAATCCGATACGAAAACCGATGATTGGATTGAAAGTGGCAGATTGAAAGAGGACGTGCATGGTAACATCATTTTAAACTAACGAATTATGAAAAATCATTTTTTTAACGATTTGATCGCTCCTGAAAAAAAGAACCAAGAGTGGGTAAGAGGTAAAGCCTTGCAAATCATGAATGTAGCACAAAGTTCTTCACACCTTAAACAGAGAGACTATATTTGTTTTAAGTATTACAATGAAGAGTTTGCTGATGATGAGTCTTTTGATTACTTAAGAAAGTATGACAGCTATGTTATGCCTGCAAAAATCCGTTGGGTACCATTGGTTCGTCCAAGACTGCAAAGGCTGATATCTGAACTCTCACTTGTTCCTTTTAAGTATGATGTTCTACTTGCTGACAGCGAATCGCTTTTAAGAAAACATGACCGCATTATCAATGCTGTTCTCGATGAAATGGAGTTACAGATTCGTAATAATGCTCAGCAGATAACTACGCTTATTGGCGATATCAACAACAAAAAAGCACAGCTACAGCAAGCATTACAACAAAAAAACATGCCGCCTGAAAAAATGCAAGAATTGCGTATGGTAGTTGCCCAAAAGGAACAGGAGTACAGCGAAACCCTGCAGGGACTTAACTATCATCAAGGTATTAATTCAGAGCGATTAAATGCTGTTGAGAAATCTCAGAAGTACGATTTTAAGGAAATGGAAGAAGTAGCAATGAAGAAGATTATCAAAGCCAACAATCAGAGATATAATCTTCATGCTGAAACAGTAAAAGCTTTCACAAACAAGCTTGTCACCGGCCAACAGCTTTATTATGTCAATTATAGAGAAGGAGAGAAAGACCCCATCTTTAAAGCTGATAATATTATGCAGGTGTTTTGGGATAACAACAGCGACAATGAATGGATTCAGCATGGCCGATGGGTAGCTCGTAAAGAATATTACTCACGAGAACAGATATATGACTTGTGGGGTGATCAAATGAATTCAGAGAACATAAGAGAAATCACAAACCTTCCTTCCTCTCAGTATGAAAGTCCGAATGCTTTAATGGCTACCCCGAATGGAGCTATAGATACTGGCTACTTTGGAAGTAAAAGTAAAACGCAGGGAGTGCCTGTATGGTTTGTTTACTATCGCTCTCCAAGAAAGGTTAGGTTTAAGAAGTCACCTAATAAACACCTTCCTGAACGTCCGTTCACACATGTCATGAAGGACGAGGAAAAAGTAAGAACACAGAAAGGTGAAAAAGAAATAGTTCGTTATCCGGATGATATGTATCAGGCAACGATCATCAATGGAAAAATCATTGTTGATGATGGCCTTTCTCCTTTTCAGGTAAGATCTCAGGATAATCCGGGGAGAGTAGAACTACCTATAATCGGAAAAAGCTTTAACGAAACGGATAAAGTTCCATATAGCATTATCTGGTCTACAAAAGATTTGCAGATTCAATATAATCTTGTCAATTATCACAAAGAATTGATGCTTGCCCTGGGCGGTGTTCGCGGTATTGTTATGGACTTGTCTCAAAAGCCCACAGCAATGTCAAAAGCAGAATGGTTTTATGACTTTAAGCGTGGCGTAGCATGGATTCAGAGTAAGGATAAGAATGGCCGTTCAGCGCAGTTTAATCAATTCAAGACATTTGACAATAGCGTTTCTCCGGCCATCCAGTACCTTGATAATATCATGGAAAACATTCGAACAATTGTCGGTGATGTGACCGGTGTTACAAGGCAACGGATGGGTGACGTAGTGGATTCTGATCAAGTAGGCACTTCTAACATGGCTCTGCAGCAATCATCCATGACAACGCAAATTCTATATTATGAACATGAAGAAGTTACCGAAAAGGCATTAACCAGATATGCAAATATTGGTAAAAACAGCGCATGGAAAGAAGGCCGGATTGATCACTTCATAAATACGGACACCAAGCAGCAGGAGATTATTCGTATTCCCAAGCAGATTGGCGAAGGGAAAGACTTCCTTATTTCAATGGGTAATTTGTCCAAAGAATACAAAAACCTTCAGGAGATAAAGCAATTGGCGTTTAGTTCCGGAGCGGCTAAGCACATGACCATGTCTCAAATATCAAAGATGTACCGTATTGAAGACATTATTGAACTTGAAAAGACACTGGAAGAGTTTGAGGAAAAAGCCGCTGAACTTGCTCAACAAGCTAATATATCTGAAGAAGAAGCTAAGGCTGAAATGGCTATGCAGAAGATCAAATTCGAGAAGGAATACGATCTTAAGATTCAGCAGCAAGCGAATAATATGAAAGAGTACCAGCTTAAGTTGAAAGAGAAAGAACTTGAAATCAAGAAAACTGAAATCATTGCTTCTATTGAGCAGAAACAACTTGAAATGCAAGTTAATGCAAATCTTAAGGTTGCTAAAATAGAAAGTGAAAGCGAAGTTGAGCAGGCGTACCTACAAGAGAAGAGCAGGGCAAATCAAGCCATGGAAGGTCTTAATAAGCTAAAACTGAAACTTGAAGCTATCCAAACAGAGATACAGGCTGTGAATGATGAAGAGAAAAGAGTCAGCAATGAAAAAGTAAAGTTTAGCTCAAACAAGCAAGGCGGTAGTAAAGAACATATAAATGACAACTAACTAAATGTACTTTTCAAAATATTTTAATCCGAGATAATTAGTGAGTTATGACAACAAAAAGCACAGAGCAAAATCCATCTGCATTCGCAAGCCCA